GATGGCGTCTTCCAGCAAATCCGCAGTAATGGCAGCGCCAGTTGCGTAGTTGTTGGGCGTATTGACAGCATTCCACACATTCGTCAAGGCATTATAAGTGCGCGTGACGTAAAAGTCAGTTAGTTTAGCCAGCATCTCGCTTCGGATACTTTCAACGGTACCAAGCTCACCTGACTCAAGTTCCCACAAGTTAGCGTGAACTTTAATGTCAGCACCGTTCAACATATAGTTAGCGACATCCACCACAGTGATCTCAGACGCCATATGAACAGCACCCGGAACCAGTGTGCGGACTTCGATACCAGAACGAACTTTCTTTACAAGAGCATCACCAAGGTTCATAGAACGCGTTGGCAACATCAGGTCCATAATCTCTCGCGTATAGTGGTTAGGCTGAATCCACTCAGTAATCCACTCAGCAAGGGCTTGGCGCTGGCTCTTATCACTTGCTAGGGCAGCAAAAGATTCTTGTACTTGTTTCTTATCCATTATTTCATTTACCCCCTATTAAGGAACCAACGTCCGAATAGTAACGGAATAATCGGTGGTATTGAACTCTTCAATCACACCAATAGTTCCTGCGGCATCATACTGAGGTTTACCCTGATCTGCACCACCGTCAGTTGCTTCAACAGCAATCAAGTTACCAACAACGTGAATGTTAGCACTATCAACAAAGGTACCAGATGGGAACGTATACACGCCACCAGCATAAGCCAACGCCTTGTATCCACTAGGAATCTGTAAAGGCATGTGCTGCTGTGACGGATAGCTCAGATAGATGGTAGAACCAGTAATCGGAGTATTATCACTGTTAGGATTTCGCTGTCCGGCTTCAAAACCATAGTTGCGTACAATCCAATTATACGCAGGCATCGGATCAAGTAGAGGCAGCGGGCGGTTTTCCATAGCCCAACCAAGCACGTACTTAGAGAGTGCGGCTTCACCAGCACTCGTAGGCATACGTACACCGGCTAAGTCCTCTTCTAGACCAAATGGCGAACTATTAGCAAGGGCTGGAACCAACATAACAAACCGGCCCTCATAAATAGCTTCAGTGGTGACTACACCGATAATATCAGAAAATTTGCGAATTTCCATGCTTAGTCACTCCTACTCTTTATTTGCAAAGTAATCTGTTAACACGGCTTTGTGATCCGTGACAGACTTATCGCTAGAAACGTCAGGAACTAATGACGCATTTGCACTAACCGCACTAGCTTTAGCACTAGTGAGGTCTTCAACGTACAGACCAAAAGCACTGTCATCTAAGGACAACCATAGAGTACTTTTCTTTTCAATCTGCTCGTTAGTAAACTCAAAACCAGCCTCCGTTAAAACCTCTAAACGAGACTTTAACATCGCAGCTTTAGCATCCTCATCTTCACGCGTAGTCTTATATTCAAACAAACTATCACGCTCGGAAGTCAACGCGTCCAACTGCTCTTTAAGCTCTTGAAGCTGATCCCGTAAAGTGGAAGCCTCATTTTCGAGAACTTCAAGTTTTTCTTTATCTTCCATCGAAATTATTCTCTCCTTGTTTAGTTCGGCATATGCTATACGTAAAACATTTAGCACCTGTTCTTGCTGAGAGAATTCGTGTTTCTCAGCTTCTACCAAACTGTCATTTAATAGTGTCTCAGAGATTTTACCATCGACATCCCTATAAGGGAAATGTCTAAGACTTCGCGGGTGGGTTATTCCATCTTTTAAAATACCACCGGGTTCGATAAATGCAAAACTACCATCGGGTAATTCAACATAACTATCTTCTCCAGCGATAGATAAAACAGGTGTCCTGCCTTCATAAGCAGGATTACTTACGATAGTCGCAGCACGTACAACCGGATCAAGTAACCATTCAACACCATTATCATCAACCTCAAACTCACTATAGATTAATTCAAATGAAATATCAAGCGGTTCACCATTTGCATAGCTTTCCCGCAGTAAAGCTACGTCAGAAGGACGCTCTTTATGCCAGATAGCTGCTGTGCCCGATATATGATCTTGAGCCTGCGACATATCACGAATAACACCCAAGGGCTTGCTACTGGTATGCCCACCAATCTTGCCTTCGTCCATCTTAATAGGCATAAACTGGCCGGTGGAGATAACACTTGGGAATGCCTCAGTAGGTATACCTTGCATGTTACCATTGGGCTTGTTATCTGCAAACACGAATTCCATCCACGTTAATAGTGGATTCGCTTCGGCCTCTGCCGATTGAACAATCTTCAATGGTACAGTAATGGTAAGTTCTTTCATAGCTGTCCTCGATTCCTACAAACAATTATGTACTATCTGTGTCGTCGGATGCAGAATCCGCATCTGGATTTGCATCAAAAGCCATTAGTGGGTATTCTTCTAAATCGTTCTTTTCAAACCACTCTTGCTCCAATATTCTCTGCGGTAATTCAACATCTTCAAAGTTAAAGCCGCCAATATCTGCTAGAGTTTTCTTTGATAATGCACCACGCTGATATACAAGGTCTGCTACTTCCATAAGTTTAGCTAGATCGTACAGCCTGATTTCTGAGAATACTGGCTCTGGTAAGTTAACAAAGTTATTACGCTCTCTCATCTCTTTATACAATCTGTCAGGCCATGATAACGTAGCCTTGCGGATAGCCTTAATAGTCTCACCAGGAGACATTAATGCAAACTCAGCCTGTGACGTACCAGTCTTGGCTGTTTCACCAGTTAACATGATACGGGGAAAACCCAAACCAAATAAAATGTCTAGGTTTACTGAATCGTATTTGCTATCATCTAATAGTGCATCCACATCAGGTGTAATCCACTGAATCTCGATAGTGTGGTTTGTAAACAGCTGAAATAACCGTTCAAAATTACTGCCAGAATACCGCCATTTAAACTGCTGCCGCAGTTCTGCTACAGCCTCGTCGTCTTCACTTGTAATAGGGAATTCATCACTACCCATCTTTACTTGCATAATAGCAGTGATAACCCTGGCAGCAATAGCATAGTCCATCTTACGTAAATTACGTTTATGCTCAAGGGGTTCTAATACAGGTAACAAATAAGGATTAGGAAGTGGACTATCGGGTAGTGGATTACGACGAATTAGGTGTGGATCGTCCAATTTAAATTCTGTCTTGCCTGCGTTGATAGCTCTAACATATTCTGGATATTCTTTTAATAGTAGTTGATAAGTCTCTTTATCCTCTGTATTATCAGGATATACACCCTTGTGTTTAACAAAGTAAATATCGTCTTCGCTAGGCGTGACGGTAACTACTACTCTATTAGGGATAGGTGTTTTCTTTAGTTTGATACTAAAGGGATCACGCTTCCATAAAACGTCAGGTACGTGATATACTTTCCCTGCTGGTAGCTCTGGATGAAGCTCTGCACCAGTCTTTGTAGTCCAAGTAGCTTCTGGTACAACTAGACCGGATAGCATGTATTCCAAACCAAGGTCACGCAGATTCCAAACTAGTGAATCATTGATTGAAGAATACACACGATACTCTTCGTCGTCACAACCTTTACGCTGTAGCCTGTAATCTTTAAAGCCAATATCCAGCACCTTATTAAGCGTATTGGATACAATCGGGTCTGTCCTATAAAAGTGATAACAGATATTTATAATCTCATAATAGTCTTTTGGGAATTGGTACTTATCAATTTCAGTATTAGGTTGTCCACTACTATACCTACCCATACCCGGTACTATTGAGCTTGAAAAATCTGCCTTTGCTACGAATAGTCTTTCTTTATCAGCCATACTTAATACCACCTAGAAGACCATAACTTCTTTCGTTGCATTGTAAAGCCTTCCTGCTCATACTTATAAAAGTGTGATAACATAAATGCTAACAGTGCTGCAATATTGTGGTCGTCACCACTCTTACCACCACGCTCTGTCATAGTTTTATAAATAATATGTCCAGACGGTGTGCGTGAGTAGACTGTACGTTCCAACTCTATAATTAAGTCTTCGTCATGTTTAGAAAAAATAATATTATGTGTATTTACAAACTCCTGTAAACGCTGCATACCATACGCTTTAGCACGCTCTTTTAATTCGTTACCGTCGTGATCGTAACCTACAAAAACGGAAGCATTAAAGTCTGTAGCGATTAGTGTTTGAGAAAGCCGATGTTTTTTATATTTATCATCATATAGAAGATTTTGGATGACAGGTTTACCAGCACCACCGGCATCAATGCCAATAAACGTTGGGTCATACTTCTTCGCTATATTAGCGATAAAGTTCTGTTGCGTAGGATAGTTTACCTGTGTTAAGTTAAGCCTAAACAGAAACTTCCAACGATCTTGAACTTTATATAAACCAAGTATAACCGTCGGCTCTGTATACCCCAAGTCAATACCTATTGCCATCTGTGAAATTTTGTTTGGCGGCATTGGCATCAAACGTAAAAGATCACCGAGTAGCATAGGGTTCTCTCTAACCTTATTTCCATAGACCTTGCTTACGAAAACGTCGTAAGGCTGGATGAACATTTTATCCCTATCGAATAGTGCGTATACAGGATTACCGTGTCTACCCAAAACAAGATGTATGTAATCCTCAGATTCTACACCGCCGAATTGTTTTATATTTCTAGATTCGTCTTCAGGTGTATATCGTGGATTAGCATGTTGTGGTATATTCCAACTAGTAAAATTTACGTCTTCAACGTCACAAAAATATAAAACGTTTCTATCACGCTGGCCGATAGGCACACCAGATACGAATAACTGTGCGCCCTCTGTCCACGTATTGTGTGTAGGCAATAGCTCAATCCAAGTGCCCCAAGGAAATACGCCAGCCTCATCTAATAAGATTACTGGTGTATGTAGGCCAATTACATTGGAACCACCACCAGTTGTACCGGCAATACGACAGTCTAATTGAAAGCCATTCTTAGCGTTAATATTAAAGATACCAGAATTGATGTTATTCCTACCAACGAAATGCTTTAAAAATGAGTGTGTAGATAACCATCGACGCAGCTTAGAGAATAGCGGTTCAAGATGTACACGGTTTGGTGTAACAATAGCAACCGGATCAGCTTCAAAAAAATTATTAACCATGTACCAAGCCGCCTTATCTAACAACGTTTCAGATTTACCAATAGCACGACCACAGCACAGTGCAACGTACATATTGTGGTCACATAGCATACCTACTTGATAGTCTGTTAACTCCCAAGGCTTATCTGTTTCTGGAATATCTAAGTTACGCAAAAACTCCGCACACCAAACAGGGTGTCGGAATATCTCGTAGAGCATAAGCTCATCTTCGGTTAGTTTTACGTCTATAGCCATACTATGTAGGCAATACCCCTTCTACGTTCTTGTGTTTCCCTTCCCACAGTTCCTTTGATGTGAGCTTAAACCTATTATCACATATCTCACCACTATCACTATTAACCACACGGGTACAATGCAAGTGTAAAACATTGTTAGCCTTCCAATCTAAGCACCAAATATTAGCTAATAACATTTTGCATTTGGGACAGTATACATACGCCAAACGTTCTTGCATATGTTTCTTAGCACGTAGCTTTATACTATCCCACTGACTTAATAGATCACTGTCGTCGTCACCCTTTCTAGCTCTACGCGTAATACTAAGATCGCCCTGTAATTGAGAAGCATCCTTTCTAAGGACTGATGCGATATTATTTAAACGCTGTACTTCAACACTATCACCGTCAGCCATAGCCTGATCTATCATACGTTCAATATGATCTAGCCGTACAAATGCCTGTGCTAGATTACGTAATGCCATCTCGTCATTAGCATTTAAATCTGACACGTCGTAATCGTTTACAATTCTATCAAGTGTTTCCTGTACTCTAGCTTCCGTATTACCATAATATAAATTTTCTGCTATAAGCTCTAGCTCCGAATCCGTTTTGTCTCTATATTGAGGTAAGTTCTTTAATTGTGCTGGTGTCTGTTTTGCCCTTGCCATCTCTACTCCTACAAACCATTATGTTCTAGTTATGAAATCGAATACGTCATTATTGTTTATGTCAGAAAAAGGTATCTCTCTATCGTCTGCTCTAGCCTCTCTACGATAGGTAGCAACCATTTCTTTAATCCAATCAGGCCAATCAGTATAAGGTGTGTGCTCTATGCTCCAAGATTTTTCACATCCTGCACACACCCAAAATTGATATGTAATTGACTTTCCACAAATCACGCACGATTTACTCGGCATACTTATACAACTTTAGAGGTTTAAACTCTAGGATAGGAACGTCTTCACCGAACAATTCTCCTAAGTCTTCATCCCACTCTAGCACCCAGTACTCAACATCTCCTGCGAACGCTTTACGGTGAATAACTCCACGGATCGTCAATTCAAAAGCTGTTGGATACTCAATATCTATATCCTCATCCAATGTAAAAAATACACCCTCTGGTACGGCAAATGATGTCATTTTACCACCCTCCCTTTAAGTCTATTATATTTTTGTACAGTAGCAACCAATGTGTCTGTAGCATAGTTAGGATCGTATGTAACAAGTATTGCTGCCAACCTACGCAAATCAGAAACTAAAAATGGTACCACTATCATATCATGTCCAGATTCACATTGAGAAGCAAGCTCAAAATTTTTATACGTTTTTCCACAAATATCACATCTGTATAGTGTATTAGTTTGTGGGATCGGCATATGCAAACTCCAATATAATTTTAAATGCGTCTAGCTCATCTAAGCGTGACCAAGCAATATAACCTTCAATAGCTGCGTCTTCTCCTACAGCATTAGCCGCTACTAACGTCTCGTTTAATTGCTTCGTCCTTAATTCTATATAGTTCAAAAGAGTCTGTTTCGGTTTGCTCATTGTCATTATTCTCCTCTATGATATTCCTTAATACCTCATTGTCGCTTTTAATCTCGTCGCCACACATCTATCTATTCCTCCACCACTTATCAATTAAAAGTAAAATAACAAGTACAATAAAGATTATTGCTAATCCTAGATAACATCCACTCATATTAATGCCCGACCATAGTTTTCATACGCTTGTCATTAATATGTTCAAAATCAGCATTAGGTATCTTGTCAAGTAGTTCCATAGCTTCTTCCCATAATGGGAACATTCTATTATTATTTACTCTATATACTCCTAACACTTGGTTCATCACCAACAATGAGTCCATCCTAATTAACGCACGCTTCACGTCATTCTCCACTAGATAATCTAGTAATCTAATCAGCGCCCAATACTCCGCTTGATTATTTGTACCCTCTACAAATTGAAATGTCTCTTCGATAATGCCACTCCCCATACCAATTATCTTAAATGAGCCGTAACATTGTCCAGGGTTTGGCTTTGCACCACCATCACAATAGCATATAATCATTTATTATTCTCCAATGCTGTTTCTAGATAAGCAAAGAAATTATCTGGCTTCCATACTTTACCTTTAAACTTATTCCTCATATACATGACAATATCATTAACTTGTTTTAAGCTATAAGTTTCTTCTAGAATATCTAAGGTTGTAGCAAGACGAAAGTTTAATTTTCCAGCAACCATAGTATCCCAGTATTCTCTGTAATTTGTTTTATTGTTAATGTTCGATTCTGCTATCAGTCTATTGTTTGAGCTTTCTAAAATTTGAAGAAAAATTTTGGGATTAAATTCATAATTAAAATCATTTGTCAAGATAAATTCAACTTGTAAGCCAGAAAATTCACCTAAACTAATTATATTCATTTATTATTTATCTCCTATATTTATTTTTCCTCCGGTATTAACATCTTTATTATAACAACTTTTTCATGGTCATGTCAATCTTTTTATTTTGAAATCGAAGTGCGGAACTTCCGCACTTCCCTGATTGACTTTTTAAATTCCACCATGATATAATGTAACTACATCACTAATATTATAACATCTTGAGGCTTGCTTGACAAAGATTTAAATTTGAGTATAATTAGACTAAATTCAAATGGAGGTAGTAGAAATGGATAATGCTGAAAAGAAAGAAATTAAGGAAATGATTTTGGCTAGAGCAGAAGAGCAAGGCGATTGTCTGGCGTGGGGTTCTATTTCTTCCGGGGAAAATCCAGCGCCAATTCCACTTCGCCATGGTACCTATGGATGGATTCATCCACGTAATTTTTTGTATGAGTACGAGTTTGGTAAAGTGCCAGGTGAGATTACAATGTCGTGCGGCAACCACAAATGTATTAATGTTAAGCATATGGTTGTGAAGGGATTTAATGTTGAGGCTGGCGAATCTAGGTTTATGCCAGTAAATGTTATTACGCAAAATATTGATACGCAACCACGGGCAGTTATTTTTAATGACGTTGTAGAAGAGTACGCAGACGAAATGCTTAACAATATAGTATTCCCACCAGTAGATGTATTTTTTGATGGTAGTTTATACTGGTTAGCAGATGGGTATCATCGTGTACGCGCTGCTGAATTGGCTAGTCGTGATAAGATTAATGTGGTTGTGCATGATGGAACAAAGCGTGACGCTATTTTATTTTCATTTGGTGCTAATTCTAAACACGGGTTACGTAGAACAAATGAAGATAAGCGTAGGGCCGTTAGTAGATTGTTGTCAGATGAAGAGTGGTCTAAATGGTCTAATCGTCGTCTAGCAGAGATAGCAGGCGTTGATGAGAAAACAATTAGAAATTGGCGAGAGCAGTTGGATGTTAATACAGATCAGAGAGAGTATATAGATCAGGCTGGTAATATTAATACGTGGGATATTGATACTACGCTTAAAAATGCGGCTGATGAAATAGCTAAAAGTTTAGACGTTACAATTACAGAAGATGATAACATAGTAGGTGTAAAGAGTATGCACGCAGAGCGAATACAGCAGTTAGTAGACTATTTTGGCGAGTCAGCTAAGATTATTGTATATTTAGCTGTATATAGATTATCAAGGTCCGTATTTGAACACGGTGAAATTATTGATGCTGCGGAACTAGAGGAGGTGCGGTAGTGGGTGAATATATGGATGATTATCTAATAGAGTTCTCGAAAGAGATTGATAGACTTAGATGGGACGTTGAGCGCATGCGAACGTACAATGCTTTATTGGGTTCAGCTAATTTTACTGATTTCTTTTATGAAGAAATAGATGATATTAGAACCCTTGTTAAATCTATTAGATTTGAGTTTAATTATCTAATAAAGGAGATGATTGCTACGAAAGATAGAGATGATGATCATGTGGAATAAAGAATATACATATGTAACTCAGGCCAATGTACGTGATCTAACTTTAACAGATGTATTCAGTTCAGATATATTAGGGTTTGATGTTGAGTGTACTAGTCTAAATCCACACGATGGTAAATTACTTACGTTGCAACTTGCTACACCTAGAGGTACATATGTTTATGATGCTAGGCGGTTAGACTTAACCCCACTAGGAGAAGGTTTAAAAGATTACGCTGGTACTGTTGTTGCACAGAATGGTTCGTTTGACCTTAAATGGTTTTATAAAACATTTGGATATTGGTGGACCACGCCTAAATTTTTTGATACGTTTCACGCCCACCGCCTAAAGAACGTAGGATTTGCTAAGACATATAAGGAAAAGTTTCTTGGACTAGATGCGCTAGTTGCTGGATATTTACAGTATGAAATGAATAAAGAAATACGTGATTCGTTTCAGTATGTAGATGAGGACGAGCTTACCGAGCAGCAGATACATTACGCAGCGGAGGACGCTGCTGTTTTATTACCGCTGTATGAAAAGATGTTGCCTAAGTTGAAAGGACGACAGTCGGATTTTATTATTGATTTAGAGATGTCATTATTACCTGTAACTGCCAGCATGGAATACTGGGGTATTCCGATAGATACGATGCTGTGGCATTCTATAGCTACGGAAAAAGAAATAGAGCGTGATATTAATAAGACACTTTTTGTTGATCTTATGAGAGAGTATGGTTGGGAAGATATTAATCCTAATAGTTGGCAGCAGTTAAAGAAGGCATTTAATGAAGATTTAGGTATCGCAATTAATGATACTACACTAGATACGTTTAAGGATAATAAGCATAGGGCACCGGATATAATAGAGCCGTTGATTAGATATAAAGAATTAAAGCAGCCTACAACCACATTTGGTAAAAAATGGTTGCGGCATGTTACCGAAAATGGTAATGTATATGCAACGTTTAATCAGCTTGGCACAGACACGGGTAGATATTGTGTATCTCCAGATACGTTGGTAGCTGCACCAAGAGATTACAGTAAATATCCAGATGGGATTCCTCTATCAGAATTAGAGGTAGGGGATTGGGTTTATTCTTTAACTTGGGATAAGCGACTATGTCTAAAGCAAATATTGTGGGTTGGTCCCACTAAAATAGCGCCAGCTTTACATATAGCTGTAAAGGATAGATGGGGAAACGTGACTGATTTTACACTAAGTAAAGACCATCTAGTACGGCTATATACAGGAAAATGGATAAATGCTGGAAATTTAAAGATTGGAGATAGATTAGCAGGGATGCCTAAAATATCTGCTGATGACGGTTATCGGTACATGTTTCCGTCGTCTACTAGACGTAAACGTGGTGAGTCGGGTGGGAAATGTAAAGAACATAGATGGATATATGCACAGATACATGGTATGCCTAATCTTCCCGCTAAGTGGGATGTTCATCATTTAGATGAGAATAAGATAAACAATCATCCAGATAATTTAGAGCTTATATATCATGCATCACACATGAAGATGCATAGAAATAAGACTTCACCGGAACAAGTACAGTACTGGTTGGATAATCCTAATAAGTGTAAAATTCATAAAAAATCACTCAGAAGGCTGGCTAAAGAGTATGGATTAGTAGCCACTAATCATACAATTATAGCTATAGAAGACGTTCCTGAAATACAATTATGGGATTTAGAGGTTGCAGATACTCACACATTTTACGGTGGTAATGTTGCACTACACAATTCTAGTGATTCGCCTAATTTACAAAATATTCCAGTTAGGGATGATCCTAGATACCGTGAAGCGTTCATAGCTAGGGAAGATAGTGTTGTTATTACAGCAGATTTGTCACAGATTGAATATCGCATTGCTGGTGAATTATCAGGTTCTAAGGTTATTATAGACGAGTATAATAAAGCTACACCAGACTTCCATCAGCTTACAGCTACACAAGCTGGCGCGGTGTTGGGTCATGATATAGAGCGTGCTTTAGGTAAGACAATGAACTTTGCTCTAATATATCGCGCTGGTCCTGGTAGATTGATTAGGTTGTTGGGATGTGATATGGCTACAGCTAAGAGTTTGCATAGTGCTTATTGGGCTGGTTATCCGCAGTTAAATAGTTTTATGCAGCGTGAAGGTATTACTGCACGTATCAGGGGCTATAGTGAAACTAAGTTAGGTAGGCGTAGATACTTTAGTGCCCCAAATGACGCACCTAGATGGATGTTAAATGAGTTAGAGAGGCAGGGTGGTAATATGCCGATCCAGGGTTCTGCTGCTGATATCTTAAAGGTGGCTACGCTTAAAATGTTTCCAGAGTTTAATCGTATTGGTGCAAAATTAATTAGTCAGGTACATGATGAAGTAGTGGTAGATGTTAAAGATGATCCTGCTGTGATAGAGGAGGCAAAGCACATCATAGATATTTCTATGAAATACGCTGGTGGTTTAGTACTAGAACAGGTGCCAGTTATGACAGATTTCGTAATCAGTAAGCATTGGAGTAAATAGTTGACAAGATCAAAAAAATCTGTTATAATGGATTTAACAAATTCAAATAGGAGGGAGTGTGGAATTAGATAAAGTCTTGAAAGAATTACATAAACGCTATGGTCAGGACGTTGTTTTTTCCTTGGATTCCGAAGAGGATTTAAAGCGTCCCAATGTATATAGTACTAATTCACTTATCTTAGATTGGAATGTATTGGGGACTGGTGGCATCCCCAGGGGCAGAGTTACAGAAATCGCGGGTATTGAAGGGTCAGGCAAAACTACGGTGAGTTTACACACGACCGCAAATGCACAAAAAAGCGGTGACAAAGTTGCCTATATAGACGCTGAAAATAAACTGGATTTACGGTATGCTGCTGCTCTTGGAGTAGATGTCACTAGTCTCCTAATATCCCAACCTGATAATGGTGAAATAGCGTTAGACGTTGCAGATGCACTATGTAAAGTAGAAGAGGTAGGTTTAATAGTTTTCGATTCCGCAGCAGCGTTGGGGGGGCAAGATGAGGAGGATAAAGATTTTGATGAGAATGCCTCTGTAGCAAAGATACCACGCGTGATAAATAAGTTCTTTAGGCGTAATATGTCTAACATTAGGAAGAACGATATCGCAGTAATCTTTACTAATCAGATGCGTGACGTTATTAGTTCTCCTATTGCTGGTTTAAAGAATACAACTGGAGGACACGGCTTACAACACTATTCGTCTGTATTGCTTAGACTAGCGCGTACAGGTGACATTAAGCGTGGTGATGGTACAATTGCAGGACACGTAGTAAAGGCAGTGGCTAAAAAGAACAATGTAGATAAACCTAAACGTACAGGACTATTTAAACTTTGGTATGGTACAGGGA